AAATTCACCTCTGTAATCCCGAACAAATACCGAACTTTGTGGAAAACTAAACATAAAAGGTATAAAAAAGTGCTTGCATATATAATATAATGGGTGTAATATATAGTTAAGGGATAGTTAGAAGTAAGCCCACACGAATAACTATCCCTAGCCTAATAACAATAAACTAAATGAAAGGACAAATTAAAATGGCTAGAAAAACTCTAGAGTCAAAAGCAGGCAAATATGCCGATCTCAAGACTTGGAATAAAAAGGGTGAAATTAAAGAGGGTGATGAACTAGAGGGTTATCTCTATGATCGTGAGAATTTCACTACCAAATATGGTGAAATGTATATCTACGTCATCAAGAAACTAGACGGTGAACTAATCAAAGTAACCGGTCAAAAGAATATCACTTCCAAAATCGATAATGAAATCCCTCTCGGTGTACACATTTGGTTTAAGTTCGTTGGCCTAACCGAAACCGCTAACGGTGCTATGAAAGAATATCAAATTGATATCGACGATGAAGATCGTATCGAGGTAGAAAATGCTTAATAAAGAAGATTTTGAAACTATTTTAACTGTATTTAATCAGACTGAACCGATGGTTGATTCAAATCTTGTACCACAGTTCTCTACTGTTAAGAAGAAACTCGAACTTATCGTAAATCAGATCTCACTCACAGAAAAGTATCAAGAGGAGGCCGGTAAAATTCGAGATGAACTTCAGGCACTTCAACCTGAAAAGTAATTAAAATAAGGCCTTACGGCCTTATTTTAATGTATAATGAAATTATGGTAGAACTAATTATAAAAATAATAAGTATATCAATTGCAATACTTACCTTTATAATTTCTTTACTCAAACTATACCGTCAAAATATCGAACGTGAACAAAAACAAACTGATATGTTTAACCGTGTATTTGATGAATTGGATGGAGTAAAGAAACGTTTAGATGAACATAATCATTATGCAGAAAAATTCGGAAGTGTTGAAAAGATGATGATCTCTATTTCTAAAGACATTGAATATTTAAAGAAAGGCAAATAATGAAATCGTTTTTTAAAATAGCCAATACTGCAGTCGGCACTTTTGTATGTGATGACGGTGGTATTTATAAAGGTCAATGTCCACAGTTAATAAAATGGTTAGTATTAATTGTTGGCGGTTATTGGCAGGGTAAAACTGGAAACGGTAACGAAGTATTATCTATAATGGTTGATAATTTCGATGGTTACTGGGGTAAATCAAAATATCCATATCGCCTCTGCTCTGCTGATAATAAATATGATAAAAATGGTCATTGCTGGCTCGAAGTTCAAGGCGATGATGGTAAATGGTATCGTATTGAACAGAATGTAAACAATTCCGGTGCAAAATCTGCCGATTTCGGAAGTGGAAAAGTTTATTCAGTAACTATAACAGATAAACAACTTCCTGATTATTTATATAATATTAAATATGCCGGCCATAAATGTATTGATTATTATTATCAAGTTTATGAAGAAAAAAATAAACCGGTAGAATCAAAATATCCTGACTGGTTTAAAAATGCAGTAAATGAACAAATTAAATTTTTGCAAAATTTGATAAAGGATTAATTATGAAATTACCACATAAATTATATGAAATATTAAGATGGTTTAACTGGATCGTATTACCGGCAGTCGCTACTTTAATTAGTGGTCTTAATTCTGCGTGGAATTGGGGGCTACCAATTGAACCAATTTTAACCACTTTTGGTGCAGTTGAAACATTTATAGGATGTGTTCTCGGTATTGCTAAAATAACCAATGATGGAGAATAAATGTATAACTTTAATAGTTATTATGAATTTATAGCATCCACGATGGGGCAACGCATTGGCAATGGTGAATGTTGGGATTATATTAATCTGATTTGGTCGCATCTTGGTTCACGTTATTATACTTATCCGCCGTCTGATCCGTCATCCACTAATCACGGTGTTAAATGGGGATGGATTAACGAGGAGGCTAGAGAGGCTAACACAATAGATGGATTAACTCAAATACCATTACTTGCAAATGTAAAAAGGGGCGATATTGTAATCATATCAGACGGTGATTATGGCCACGCAGGTTTTGCAGATGAAGATTATGATGGTTCGGGTTATTTACATATGTACTCACAGAACTACGGATGGGTAGAATTAGTTAAACTTGATAATATACCAATGTCCGGTTTTCTAGGTGCGTGGCGATATGATGCGTGGAATCCACCTGTACCACCTACCCCTGCATATAGAAGTGGTAAATTTCCGTGGGTATTATATGCTAGAAAATTAAGAAATAGATGATATAATTAAATAGGAAGTTACATAAAACTAGGACAAAAATAAGGCCTCAAGGCCTTATTTTTGATGAATTACTTTTATTGATCGATGTGTTTATTTCCTCACAAAATAAGATTCTGGGAGGTAATACTGTACTATTAATGTCCACCTGAATAATTATATTATATAACTATTACCATTATAAATCAATATATGATATTATTAAATCAGAAAGGAGAATAATCTATGGCTAAACTTACAGCCCAAGAATTTATCAAAAAATGGACTGAAGAAAAAGGTCTTACCATCGATGATGATACTCAAATCGAAATGATGGAAGATATTTCAGATTCCATTTCGAGTTCGGATACTGAATCAGAAGAAGTAACCAAACTCAAAGCAGATCTCGAAAAAGTTTCTGCTGACTATGCCGATCTAAAAGAACGGTATAAATTAAGGTTTATGTCCACAGAGGCCGAGGAAGAAAAAACCGAGGAAGAAGTAGAGGACGAAGAACCTAAAGAAGAAGAAGTAATTGATATAAAGGAGATTTAATTATGGGACTTAATAAAGTTCTAAAAGTAAATTCCGATAGTGAACTTATGAGTTACATTATTAATGTAACCCCTGAACTCTCATCGGAAATCGATCTTCCGGTTCAAGGTCAATCCATTGCACCTATCGGAAAATTGATTATGTCTAATGAACGCTTTAAAAATGCTTTCATTAACACCATTAACCTCATCGGTCTTACAGTAATTGATCGTAATTACTGGGATAATCCGTGGGATGCGTTTACTAACCGTGGTACTCTTAACTTCGGTCAGTCAGTTCGTGAACTTATGGTAGATATTGCCGATGTTTACGATTACAATACTTATGCAGACAATGCTACTCATTTCCTTGAAAATGTTGTACCAAATGTATTTAATTACATCCACGAGATTAATTATCAGAAGTTCTACAAAACCACTACTTCCGATGAACAGATGGCTATGGCATTTAACACCGAGGGTGGTCTTATGGATCTTATCGAGAAGATTATCGGTTCTCTTTACGAGGCCTATAAATACGATAAGTATCTTGTCGATAAGTATATGCTTTGTCGTAGGATTCTCGATGGTACTATCACGTCAGTAGAAATTGATGGTTACAATTCATTGACTCCACGCCAGCGTGTTGCATTTATCAAGAACATCTCTAATAAGATGACGTTCCGTTCACCAAATTACAACCCAGCCGGTGTTCGTGTTGCTACTCCATTCGCTGATCAGATTATGATCCTTAACACCGATTTCGAGGCAGATCTTTCCACCGATGTTTTGGCTACTTCATTCTTTATCGATGAGGCCAAATTCAAGACGGATCTCGCTCTTATCGATGGTTATGGTTCACACGATACAGCACGTCTGACTGAACTTCTTGGTTCTGCATATATTCCATTTACCGATGATGAACTCACAGCACTTTCTGCAATTCCTTGTGTGATTGTAGATCGTGAGTTCTTCCAAGATTACGATTATTCTCTCGACACTATGGCCGATGGTTCAGTAAACGGCACACGTTCTACGAACTTCTTCAATCCTGAAACATTGAAGAATAATCATTGGCTACATACGTGGAAAGTAATTTCTACTTCTCCATTCAAGCAGGCCGTGGTGTTCACCAAAGATGTAACGCCAAATGTTACATCTGTAACCGTTTCACCATCTTCTGCATCTGTTTCCGCAGGTCAGAAACTCCAGTTATCTGCAACCGTTGCAACTACTGGTTTTGCAAATAAGGCTGTTCAATGGTCTATTTCACACGATGGCGAAACTCGTGAGGGTAAGAAAGCAACCATTAATAATAGTGGACTTCTTACGATTCCAGCAGGCCACGTTTATGGAAATGGTACACAGGGTGTTTACACGGTTACTATTTCTACGGCTCTTGCAACCACCGATACCATCGTAATTGATGATGTCGAGTACACTCCAGATGAAGAGGAAGATAGTGCAACCAAGCAGGCAACCGCCATTAAGAATCTATTTAGCGATTCTGCCAAGTGGACGGTTACAAGTTCATCAGGTGTTATTACCTTTACCGAAAAGGCCGGTATGTACGGTGTCGGTAAACCGGCTGTAAATACTACAGATGTACTAACCGGTGTCGTAGCAGAGGCTACAACCACGCAGGGCGTTCCTAGCGGTGCCGTAACTGTAACTGCAACTTCTATTTACAAGAATTCTGTAAGTGGATCTGCAAGCATTACTGTTACTGCTTAATATTAATTACTGTATAGCGTGGTAGTAAAATATCACGCTATACAGCCACCTAGAGGATTTTATGAAAAAAAGAATGATTAATACACAGATTAGCAATTTTAAAACTTATTCTATGTATTTCCGTGAGATGATGACACTCGCAGAAAATGTATTTGAGTTTAAAAATTTGCCTAATTTTATAGATGTTTCATTCCTCAATAAAATCTTATTACGTAAAGGCTCTATTGCCTTTTTTAATGATGATGTTTTAGGGGTTATTGCTTTACCATATAATATTGTAGGAACTCTCGATGTATATGGCAGGCCTAACCGTATAGAAGTGTATGGAAGTAATTCATACCGTAGAATATTAAATCAAGGTGAATATGTTTTGATGTATGACAATAACGGACGTTATCCGCTATACCTTGATATATGCCAAATGGCCGAACGTATTTCATTATGTGTTCGCACAGAAGATGTAAATATAATTCAACAGCGAACCCCTAGAATTTGGAAAACACCAAAAGATAAAGAGTTATCCGTTAAAGGTGTTCTAAATGAAATCGATTCTATGACTGAAAATGTCGTAGCATATGAGGGTGTACAGATTAACGATATTGAATCTGTACTAGCACCTGCACCATATGTAACTGATAAAATCGATTTACATTTAAGGGAACTATGGGCAGAATTTTATCGTTTAATTGGTGTTGCCAACATTCAAGAACAAAAAAGGGAACGTGTAATTATAGACGAAATGGTGGCAAGTCAAGGGGGAACTATCGCCAGTCGCTATTCACGTTTTGAACCACGTAAACGTGCTATTGAGGAAATTAATAATAAATGGAACTTGGATATCGAAGTTCAATATTACGATGGTGAACCAAGTACCGGAAAGGATGAAGATGTATCCGATGATGTTTCTCGGCCTACCGATGATACCGAATCCATTGAAATTAAGTCAATGGAATAGCGATCCACCTACGGTCTATTCACTACTCAAATCATATGTGAATTTTGCAAATGATGAACCGGTTAAAGTTACTGATCTAGCAAAGGCCGGACGTACTGCATTTTTCGATTTCGAGTATCCGCTTACTAATTTAGTTTCTAAAGAAGATTTTGAATGTATGATTCTGAACCATTTTATAATGCGAAGAATTGGTTACGAAACAGTAACAGCATTTAAAATTGCTTTAAACGTTAGATTAAATGAAATAATGCCTACTTATAATAAACTGTTCGAGGCGTTAGACGGATGGAGTTTATTCGATGGTGAATCTACTTCTCGTAGTTTAATGAAATCTGATTCTAATCAATTAGTATCTGATGGTACTATCAATGATACTTCGGATCGTAGATTTTCTAACACTCCGCAAAATAAAATTACGCAAGTGCAAGATGGCAGTTACGTATCTGAATATAATTACGATCAGAATAGTAATGCAACTCATAGTACAACCGCCACAAATGCTACAGGTTCAGAAAATGAAATAGTAACGCACACGCTTGCGGATAAGATCGGAGTATATGAAACGTTTTTGAAAAATAAAACGCATATCTACTCTATGATTTTTGAAGATCTAGAACAGTTATTTTATCAAGTAGCATAAAGAAAGGATTAAAATGGATAATAATTTAAAACCAATTCCTCCACTTCGTCCGTTTCAGAGATTCGTGATTCAAAATTTCCCATTCATTGAGAAAGATTTTCAGGATCTCGACAGTTACGGCCTATGGTGTAAGGTAATTGAATATGTAAATATTATTAAAGATCAGGTTAATAATGTAACTGAAAGTCAAGTAGATGTTATTAATAGATTTAACGCATTAAATGATTATGTAAATAATTATTTTGATAATCTTGATGTACAAGAAGAAATTGATAATAAACTTGATGAAATGGCCGAAAGCGGCGTACTACAGGAACTTATTGATACGTATTTCAATCAAGTAACTACAATGGTACAAGAACAAAACGCTGTTATTGATAACTTTAAAACTCAAACCAATACTGATATTGCTAATTTCAAAACCAGCGTAAATACTTCTATTAATGCACAAAATACCAACATTGATCAACTTATTGCTAGAATGGATACATTTAGCTCACTTGATGATGGATCTACTACTGGAGATGCTGAACTTGCTGATGGTAGAATTTCCTTTACAGGTAGAACATTCTCAAATATTGGTGATAATATTAGAAAATATCAAGGTATTGCCTTTACTAATATTACAAATGCTGAATATGTTACGCACACAGATGATTACTATATAACAACTGCTATGGTGGCAACTGCCTTAGAAAATTATGAAACTTGGTCGTTCAAAACTATAAAAGGTGCTATGTATCTAGTAGATGTTTTAACATCAGGTTCGGCTAGACAAGCAGTTGTTTTAGGTTATGGTGTATCCACTTCTACTGGTAGTGGTAACCACGAAGGTCCGTATGTATTTATAGGTAATGGTGGTACAGTATTTGTAAATAACAGTAAAAATTACACATCACCATTTATTGGTGTTATCGAGTCAGCATTAAATAGTTATGATAGTTTAACTAATGAATATACTGATATTACTAATTCTCTCACATTAACACCAAATAAATATATGAGTGCAACAGGTGAATTAGTAGCCTCTACACCAAGATCTTGTTATAGTTTTAATCCAAAAGCAGGCCATAAATATCGTATTGTAACCTGTTTTGGTGATACTGTACCTCTATGTTACCAAGATAATGGTTGTATTTACCCTAATGGTAGTGGTACTTATGGTTCGCCTTGTCAGGGTGAATATGAAATAATGGCTAATAACTCTAATACTTTGTATATTAACCTTTGGGGATCTCATCTTGCACCTAATACTTTTAAAGTATATGAAAGTAACCAAAACTTTGGTGTTTCCAATGTAACTAATCCAAATAACTGTGCAATTGGTGCATTTGATAAGGTTGTATTTATTGGCGATAGCTTAACTAATGGTTCAACTTACACAAGCGAATCTTCATCATATCTAAACTATTTCAACATTGAAAGATACCTATCTAAAATTTGGAATATTGATAATTACTCTATTATTGCACACGGTGGTTATAATGCTAGTGAATGGTGGAATAGATACAAAGATGATATTGTAGATGAAAATTGTTTGTATATTGTGTGGTTAGGTACTAATGATGGTTTGACAGATACAGTCGCAACTGACTGTGCAGGCGATGATTATACTCAATTTGCTAACACTAATACTGGCAATTACGGTAAAATTATTGGTAAAATTAAATCATTAAATAATACTAAAGTGATACTTTTAAATACATTTAGAAATCACAGTTCTACACCTACAACTAATGAGGCAATTTCAGATATTGCTACAAAATATAGTTGCCCTGTAGTTAATACTAATCTTGATATTGTAAGATCATCCGGCTATCATACAGCATATAATGGGTACTTTAATGCTATTCATTTTAACAGTCAAGGTCATAGTTTAATTGCTAACTTGATTAATGAACAGATTAAAGATTATATGAATAATAACCCTGCTAGTATGGAAATATACAAGGTTAGAAGTTAATAATCAAAAAATCCGGCCATAAGGCCGGATTTTTGTTATATTTTTGCAATTTTGCGGATTTTGGTAAAATTTGGCAATTATATTACGGTGTTACTATTATATCATTATTTAGACTATAATCACCGATATTATCGTGATTATGCCAAATTGTAACGCCTTTACGATAAACGTTATTAATAATATCCATCGATTCAGACGGTACAGAAATTACGTTTGATCCTGTTTTAGTAAATCCTATCGCCTCACTATCTGCGATCTGCACATAATTCCAATTTCTTCGTCCGGTTTCATTTGGTGTTTTTACGGTGTTTACCTTATAACCTTTTAATGAAAAGAATTTATCGATAATAGCACTATATTCAGGACGGATAGACATCATATAGAACTGAATAATATTACGGTTAAATGCGAAGTTATAATCTCCTGTGTTAATATCGCCGTGCGACTGCGGCGGAATTTTACTCATTTCTGTATCTTTTTGTACTGCACCAAATATTGTATTAGCACCTGTTGCAACTGCACCACCAATTGCCAATGCACCGAGGCCACCGGATGCCATACCTGCAACTGCACCGATAGCGATACCGGTTCCGGCCTTTAAGAAATCCAATGCCACGTTAGTACCGTTTTGAGTTAGCCAGTTCGTATAAACATCTGTAGTCCAAGCACATACTGGAATCTTGCCAAATGAAATACCATAAACCGGCATTTTAGTAGGATAATCTACCGTGGATGTATGATCCTTATATTTATCAAATACAAGTTTAGCAGAAATCGAAGTGGATGGTACGATATATTTAGTATAGGTTGCGGTTCGTGCAGTATTTGAACTAATCGTTTCAATAGGGAAATCTTCCCATCTATAATCGACTGTTTCGCCCTCATTATTAGTAGCGTAAAAATATGAAAATGGCCACGTTAATAATTTTTTATTAACAGGTGTGTAATTACCTGCGAGAACTGCCGGTTCTTGAATAGAATTACTATCACTTTCAAAATAATTATATAGTGGATATAATGAAATATCTTTACCGGTTGGATGATAATGTGATGGTAAAGTTACTGAAGTATTTACACAATTTCTCGGAACCATATATATATTAAGAATTGCATCGGTTGAAACTCCGGAATCTTCTTCATATGCTTTTATAACTTCTTCTGCACCACCATAAGTGGTAACTGCAAAAAATTTTAATGATGAAAATACACCGCCCATATAACCGAGATCGCCTTTAATTCTACCATCATCGCCAAGACGGTCAAAAGATGATGGATATTTTGTAACGCAGAATGTAGGACAAAATGCGAGTTCGCCTTGAGATGGTTCATAAAGACTAGCATAACGCATATCTACAATTTGGTAATCGCCAAGATCCAAACCCTCCGGCACGGTATGTAACCCTACCGTATCATCGTTGACGTGTTCACGTACTACGAATGACTGCTTAATTTGCCAGTAATCTCGCCAAGTTGAACATTCGTCTATTGTATAATGAATCCTTGATGTTTGTTCGGATACATATTCCACTTTATCAATAAAAGCAAAATACCATTTATTACCATAATCATTATTTTTAAATGCTAAATAGTTAGCCTGCATCGCAGTAGCGTATGGAACTTCTAGTTCCATCGCTCGGTCATTTCTTAAAAATGAACAGTTAGTGGTCTTATATACTTTATTAGTTTCACAGAGTGTAACCATCTGCGATTCAGTATAATTAATAATATTATTATACTGTTTATCTAGTTTAATACCTTTAACCAGTATTGCTGTAGATGTTCTATCCATATTACTCCTTATTATTTTTTAATTGTAAAATCTATTACCTGTTTAAAATCAGTTCCACATAGATCGGACGAATAAAAGATACTAGATTCACGGAATGTTTTAAAGACATCGTTTAGTCTTTGATTATTAAAGTTCGTGTTATATATATCACGTTGCCAATATGGTGATACTTTTATTATATCGCTAAACACTATCGTTTTATCGTTTATTTTACCTTTATAGGGAGAGATAAACCAGCATACATCGCCGTTTTCATTATCCATTAAATAATCACATTTAAATTTAAATGATTTATAAAGGAACATAAATCTAAAAGTTGATGTATATTCTTTTAATGATTTTGGTAGTTGAGGCTGTGGTTCTGTCTGCCATCCACCACCATTAATCATATTTTTAGCAGAACCGATTACATAAGATGAAGTTCCGGTACTTGCACAATATTCAATAGCGAGTTTAATAAATATTTCTTTACCAGTATCTTTATCAAATGAACCGGTAGAAATCATCTTTGTTACAATAGTTCCCTGTTTCTGTTCTGAAATTATTTTATGAAGATCCCAGTCTTGAATATATGGACATACCCTCGACACAGTATTACCGCATAACCATAGCCTTACAATATGTCTTTTGCGATCCACGGTGGAATATAAAAACATTAACTTATTCGATTCA